GCCTTCCTTGATGCCTAAAGGGCGTCCTTCTATATCGAAGTCACTAGCCAGTAACTGGCTCGAGCTTCAGTATGGTTGGAAGCCATTACTTCAGGATATCGAGGGGACTTTAAAGTCGTTGTCGGTGCTTAACGCATCGGCCACGACCTTTGTCCAACGGGTTGTCGCATCTGGAAAAGCCGTGGCTTACGCGGAGAGCTCCTTTGACCCTCTTGTTGTATCTGGTCAGAACCTTGGTACTGGAAAGAATATCTTCCATACCACGACTACTGCTCGATACACCTTGAGGTACAAAATTGCTGACCCGCTTAAGTCATTTCTCGCCCAGACTGGTTTCACCAATCCCGTAAACCTCATATGGGAAATCCTCCCGTTCTCCTTCGTAGTTGATTGGTTCCTGCCAATCGGACCTTATCTCGAGGCTTTTTCTGCCTTCGATGGTTTGGTCTTCTTGGACGGGTCTCTAACTCAATTTACGAAGAATAGGACGGTTTCTGCCGTTGATAATGAGCAGGTGAGTCGCCTTAATAACACGTCATTTGTGATTGAGCACAGTCGTTATCTCGTTGATTGGGTTAAGCTGGATCGGACTAAGCTAACTGCTTTTCCGACCCCTACTTTTCCCCAATTTAAAAACGGGCTAGCTTCCGTTACTCATGCCGCAAATGCTATCGCGTTACTTAAGAGCGTCTTCTCTCATTAGTGGGGACGACGGTAATCCTTCTTTTAGATTAGGATGTACACATGTCCGCTATCGCGGCAGTGAAGTTGTCGTCCAAGCTCGACTTTGCCTTGGCCCGTCTTACGACGGACGCGGCGGTCGGCGTGGACTCAACGTTGAGCCCCGAAGGGATCAACCCCCAAGGGATCGCGTCGTGGGTCGACCGTAGTGGCGGTATCGCCATCGGTTACCCTCGCCTTACCTTTTCCGTACGCCCCCCCACGAAAGTGAGTCGGGTATACAAGGTGACGGCGAAGCTTGTCCTCCCGACACTCGAACAGACGTCCGCGTCTACGTCGACCGGCATTCAGCCGGCTCCGACGCTCGCGTACAACTGCTCTTGTCTCATGGAGTTCTTCCTACCGGAACGCAGCACCCTCGCCGAACGGCAAAAACTGTTCAGTGAGGTTGCCTCGCTTTTCGCCCGGGTTGTCAATGCGAGCGACAACGTGCCCACCGATTCAACGGGGAGCCCGCTGGAGACCGCTGTGACGACTTTTGAGAACGTGTACTAAAGCTTGTACACGCTGTAGGTTGAACTTCGGAGGTGCCG